TGGAAATGATGTTTTATCAGAACACTTTAAAAAATAAAAAGCACTAATATGACTGTTGTAGTGAACGTGTCCCTCATGATGACCACCACCTTTTTTTGCAAACTCTTGAACCCACATCTCATTAGTGACAAGTGTATAATTTTTTAAATCGTATCCCATATGATCTAAAATAGCTTGTGATTCTTTTTCAACATGTAATTTTATTTCTTTAAATTCTAAAACATCAATTAAACTAGTGGAGTGATGAGACAATCCAAAGTCTCCTAGTTTTTTCTTAAAAATTTTTTCTCTTTTTTTTATAGCTTCTTTATTAAATTTTTTAGCATTCTCTATAAAATTATCTGATGCTTTATTAAGTTTTTTTACCCACTGTGGTATTTGTAAAGTATACACAGGTGTTGAAAAAAAATTATTAAATTCTAAATCCTTCATCTAAACGGGTATCCTAAGTTCCATATTACAAGAGAATATCTAGTTCCTTGAGTTACAGGCATAACTCTATGACGTAAGAAACTAGGAAATACAACAATAGATCCTTTTTTTAAAATTTCTTTACAAGTAACTATATTTTCTTTTTTCTTTTTTGCTGGGTTATTAAAATTAAATTGTAACTCTCCTCCATAATAATCTTCTGAATCAGATAAAGAACAAGTAACAGATAATTTTCTAATTTTATTATAACACTTTATATCTTTAGGATTATCATAAGGCTTAACATTAGAATCAATATGCCAATTATAAAATTGATTTACTTTATATTTTGTAAATTGACAACTTTCTGACCAATCCCAATCAAAATTCCAACCGGCTAATTTATTTGCTTTATGTATATAAGGTTGTATTTCTTTATATATCCATCTATCATCTAACCAAGTAATATTTGAATCTCTTACTTTTTTTAAATCTTTAATTTCATTAGTAGAAAGATCTTTTTTATTATGTCTTGCAATTGTGCCTAAAGTTTCTTTTTTTTGTTTAGCATATTTAATAACTTCATCACAAAATTTAGGTGTAAGAACACCGGTAAAATACCAATAGTAGTTTGTTAAATTCATGCTTTTTTCTTTTTAAAGAATATAATATATCTCTTTAAAAAAGTCAAAGTATAAGTTATAGTAAGGCAGAATGTTAGAAATAAAATATGAAATACTTTATAGAGCCACTATTTAATATTGAGTTTTTTAAAATTAAATCGTGTTTTTGGGAACGTAAAAAAAGATTGTTAAATAACGTCTTAAAAAAACATCCTGAAGATCCTGTTCTTGATTTCTACAGTAATAGAGATAAAGCAGATTTTATTAAAGAATTTTTAGAAATATTTAAAGAAGAGTTTGAATTAATCTCAACTAAATATAATTCTAGAATAAAGTTAGATAGAATATGGTCTGTGACTTATAAAAAAAATCAATTTCACGTGCCTCATAATCATGGCTCTACTGGGTATGCTGCTATTCTTTATGTTGATATGAATAAAAAATCTCCTGTAACTACATATATTAGACCATGGAATAATACTGAAACAGATAAAACTGTTTTCTGTAGTCCACCAGTAGAAGAGGGAGATTTAATGATAGTTCCTCAATTTTTGATGCACTTTACAAATCCTAATAAAACATCCTTTAAAAAAAGAATCGTATCATTTGATTTTCATTTAATTTAAGCATATAAAAAGGGCTATATTTTTAAGCAAAAGCGAGTATAGTAATCTCATGTTACAAAAGATAGGCTTTCAACCAGGTATAAATAAACAAATCACACCCACAGGAGCAGAGGGTCAATGGGTGGATTGTGATAATGTTAGATTTAGATATGGTACACCTGAAAAAATAGGTGGGTGGAATCAATTAGGTACATTAAACGAAAATGAACTTACTGGAGCTGGCAGAGGACTACATCATTTTGTTAATAGTTTAGGTAGAAAATATGCAATAATAGGAACAAACAGAATATTATATGCTTACTCAGGAGGTGTGTTTTACGATATACATCCTATTGAAACTACAACAACGCTTACAAGTGCATTCACTACGACCAATGGATCACCAACCATAACTATAACATATTCTAGCGCACACAATTTAGTTCCAGGTGATATACTTTTAATGGATAATTTTACAACTATAACTGGATCTAATTTTACTTCATCAAATTTTGACAATAGAAAATTTATGGTTGTTAGTACACCTACTAACATAACAGCAACAATAACAATGGATTCAAATGAAGGTGGTTCTGGTGGCACAACATCTGGAGGTATTAGAATACAAAAATATTATACAGTAGGTCCTGCAGTTCAAGCAAAAGGGTTTGGTTGGGGATTAGGATCTTGGGGTGGAGAAGCAGCAGGTGCCATCACAACAACATTAAATGGTGCTTTATTAAACGATACTGCTGGAACTGGTGGATCAGGAACTTCTATTACATTAACAAGCACAACTAACTTTCCAGATTCTGGTACAAACTTTATAAAAGTAGGAACAGAAGAAATATCTTACACAGGTGTTTCTGGTAATAATTTAACTGGTATTACAAGAGGTGTTAGAGGAACATCAAAAGCAGCTCACAGTAATGGAGCAACTGTAACAAACACATCTGATTTTGTTGCATGGAGTGAAGCTGCATCAGGAGATTTAGTATTAGAACCAGGCATGTGGTCATTAGATAATTTTGGTGATAAAGCTATTTGTTTAATTCATGATGGTGCATGTTTTTCTTGGGATTCAAGTTTATCAAACGCAACAGACACAAGAGCAACAATTATATCTGGTGCACCAACTGCATCAAGACATATGTTAGTATCTACACCTGATAGACACTTAGTATTTTTTGGAACAGAAACAACTATTGGAGATACATCTACTCAAGATGATATGTTTATTAGATTCTCGGACCAAGAAGATATAAATACATATACGCCTACAGCAACTAATACAGCTGGCACACAAAGACTGGCCGACGGATCACAGATCAGAGGGGCTATTCGTGGTAGAGATGCAATTTATGTTTGGACTGATACAGCATTGTTCACACAACGTTTTGTTGGTCAACCATTTACCTTTGCGTTTGCTCAAGTTGGAACTAACTGTGGATTAGTTGGACAGAATGCATGTGTAGAAGTTGATGGTGCAGCTTATTGGATGTCGGAAAATGGGTTCTTTAGATACGCCGGTAAACTAGAATCACTACCTTGTTTAGTAGAAGATTTTGTTTTTGATAGTATAAATTTACAATCTGGTAACCAAATGGTATCGGCTGGATTAAATAATCTTTTTGGTGAGGTTATGTGGTTTTATCCAGAAACAGGATCTTCTGTTGTTAACAGAATGGTTTGTTATAATTATTTTGATTCGTCGCCACAAAGACCAGTATGGACTGTTGGTAGTTTATCTAGAACTATGTGGAGAGACTCCGCAGTATTTGGTTTACCACATGCAACTGAATACGATGCAGATAGTGATACATCTTTTGATGTTGTAGGCAACACAGAGGGTAGAACAAGTTACTATGAACATGAAACAGGAACAGATCAAAATAGAAATAGTACTATTACAGCAATTACTGCAAACATAACATCAGGAGATTTTGACATTACACAACAAAGAGCATCAACTGGACAAGCTACAGGCATTGCAACATTTAGAGGAGATGGTGAATTTATAATGAAAATAAGAAGATTTATTCCTGATTTTATATCACAAACAGGAACAACAAGAGTTACATTAAATTTAAGAAATTTTCCAAATGATACAGCTTCTAGTTCATCACTTGGTCCATTTGATATTACATCATCTACACAAAAAGTAGATACAAGAGCTAGAGCAAGAGCTATTGCATTAAAAATAGAAAATACAACAACTAGTCAAAGTTGGAAACTTGGAACTTTTAGATTAGATACACAACCAGATGGAAGAAGATAATGGCAAAAATAGCACAAGTTATAACTAGAGCTGCACAAGAATATGATTATACAGTAGCAGAAGCACAGACTAGAGATCTTGATGCTATTGTAGAAAAATTAAACTCAACGTTTCAAGAAGATTTAAAAGATGAAATTGAAGCATTTAACTTTTTTATTAACTAATGGCAAATCAATTTAAATTTGTAGGAACTGATAATAGTACAACAGGAAGTGCAATAAATCCTTTTGGAACTGGTAATCCTTTAGTAAGTGAAACATATGTAATTAAATCTATATTAGTTACATCGGAAGGAACACCTACAGTAACAGTTACAAACAATAGTATTACAGCCATAAAATCAGCAGCTTTGACTGCTAATACTACAACAGAATTATTAACTCAGCCTTTAGTGGTTGAAGGTGGTAATACCCTAACCGTTCAATCAAGTAACTCAAGTTCATTTGATGTGGCAGTTAGCTATTTAAACATTAAGAAAGAGGTAACAGCATAATGGAAGTGATAAAACCAACAAAAGTAGAAACAACATATAGACACAAAGAAACTGGAGAGTTGTTTAAGGAAAGAAAAGACTGGGAAGCTAAAGGTTATAAACAAGAGGACATGGCTCAAGACGTAAATGTAATCATGCCAAGCCTTGATTTATTAGGAAAAACAAAATAGAATAGATAAATGGCCATAACTAGAACTCAAATAGCAAGACAATTATATAGATTTGGTGGAGACACCATGGGTGGACCCAATGATAGATCTGCAAGTGGACCAGGTCCTGATGATAGAAGCACTGCAGAGCAAACTATGAACACAAGAAAAGCTATTCGAGATGCTCAAAAATCTAACTCATCAAATGTAAATAATATTACTGATACAGTTGGTGATGCTATGCTTTTTAAAAATTTAATAAATTTAAATCCTATGGGCGTTATGAAAAATGTTGGATCTAAAATGATTTTAGATAAGTTAATGAGTAATGTTGATACAGAAGAAGACGATAGCCCAATGCAAGTAGCAGAGTTAACTCCTAAACAACAGAAATTTATTGATCAGAAAAAATTTGGTTTACAAGAAAATTTACTTGATGCTAAAGATGTCTTTGAAACAATAAATAATCCTGATTTAGGTGTTTTTGATAAAGGGGTTTTTGGAGTTGGAGGACAAGAACCTACAACACCAAAAGAATTTAATGACTATTTAAAATCAATAGGTGTTGTTCAAAAAGTAAAAGATGGTGGT